AGTTTGGCCAACACACCGATGACTGCAATGAGATTAAACAGACGCATGTTTGTCTCACCCTTTATGCATGCGTGCAGGGTGTTGTGGTGGATGCCTGCAAGTTTTGCTGTACGATGGATGGATATACCGTTGCGTGCCACAGCATGTGACAACCATCCACCTAATGTATTACAGGGTGTTCTATCTTGCACCACCACCACCACTAAATAAAAGAAGGCCACAGGGCAATGAGGAACCCCGTGGCCATCTAGATAACAACCAATAGTATTGTATCAGTTAATTTTTGATTTGTCCAACTGTTGTTGTTTCAACAGTTTTTCTTTTATGATTTGCGAACTGTAGTGAGTGTACATTTCTGCAAACTCTGCTCCAGAATGGATCACCGCACACACGGCAAACAGGACATGCATGCCAGGTGTGTGGTGCTTTCTTAGTCGCAACACCGTTGTGCGTTGCAGTTTGGCTAGCCTGCCAATTTCTGCATATGACATGCCAGACCTTTGTATGGCCTGTTCTAACTCATCCCTCCAATGAATTCCCATCTTGTTGCTCCTCAATTAGTTGTGATAGTTCGAATAGTTTGGACATCCACATTTGCGATGGCCAAAGCACCTTCACCAGTCTTAGTAGGTTTGGTGCTGTAGGGATGCGTTTGCCCTCCCTGTAGAAGTTGATGGTTGACCTGGATAGGCCAACTGTTCTGGCCAATTCAGATACACTATCCCAGTCATCTATCTTGTTGTTTATCTGTTCGTTCCAAGGTTTTGGTGGTGGTAGTGGTGGTAGTCCTTTCATTGTTTATCTCCTAATAGAATTATCTCGTTGAATGACTGTTTGACGTACAGCCAAGTTCCCGTCGTCAATCCAATCGCTGACGACCCATCTTCTGATATTTCGATAAACACGATGTGTGCTGTGTTTACTACGATGTCGATTCCATCTTTCACTTGTGTTAATCTAATTAGTTTCATTGTTATCTCCGTTTGATTGTTGGAACTCTTCGCTCCAGTTCTTAGTTACTTGTGTGGCTACAGCACCTAGGTGCTTGCATTGACTGCCACGGTATTGGTGATCAGGACAGGTACAGGTGTACCCGTTCTCATCGAGGACACATGTCCACTTGGGGAAGTGTCCGACGATAGAACCATCAGGCCCCATCGTCATTCGAAGTTGCTCCAGTGCCACTTGGAGCAATGCTTCCTTGTCGTCGAACACACTGCGGAGTCTCCACAACTCCGCAATGTCCTTGATGGTTTCGGTGATTGTCATATCAACCCCTTGGAGACTAGGTATCGTCTCCCGTTTTCTACAAGGGTATGCAGACAGTCACCCTCATCGCACCACATTTCATTTGGTGTGTAGATCACCAAGTCGTAGTGCCATCCAATTACACTGTCGCACACATGTAGTACGTGGTGGCAGTTTGGCTCATGTGGCCAGTTTGGATTGACGTATCCAGGAAGTCCATTGTAGTTGGCCGGCCCATTACCTGGTGTCCATCCCAAGTCGATGACTTGCTCGACACAATGGTCAAGCATAGACTGTCCTTCGGGCGCATTGTCGAGTAGTTTGAATACCCGTTGGGTGGAAGCTCGCTCCAGTTCTGCATCTAGTTTGGCTTCACCCAGTTGGATGGCCAACACGTTCATTGCCACTTGGGCACGTTCGAAGATGCTGCGCATGGCAGGGTCAGTTGCCAAGTCGATTAGTTTAAGGAAGTCGAAGTTGACTTCGTCCAATTTGTGATAGGTTCTCATGTTGTCCTCAATGGTTGCGCCAGAACTCTTCGTCTGACATTCCACCATGTTCATTGGTGGTTGGTTGTTTAGATAGTGTTGGTTGTGGTTGTGGTTGGGTTTGTGGTCGTACAGTAGGTTGGTCGGGTACAACGTGCACCTCTCCAACCACATTCCCGTTGTCATCAAGTCTAAGACCGGATGTGTTGGCCATCCGTTGGACGGCCCACAGGAACTTGTTGAAGCCGCCCTCTTTGATGGCTTCCTGTTCGGCTGCCTTGACTTTGGCATCGAACTCTGGATTGCGTACAGACTCCGGTAGAACCAGTAGGCGACGACTGGTCTTATAGAAGTGGTCCAGACGTAGACGTGTATCCATGTCCATCTTGTCTTTCAACTCCACCCAAGTGGACAGGCCACTCTTGCCGAACTTCGCTCTAGCACCCTCACAGGTACATGAGCATCCTGCGTTGTACACCTTGTACTGGTCTTCCTCTAGTTTGAGGAAGTGAGCCGATATGTGGACGATGCCCTCGTATCGGCTACAGTCTTCGCAGAATTGGAATATATTTCCCTCCAATCCAGAACCACCCCGCTCTCCTACTATTTTCTTACACTCTGCCACAACGTGGCCGAGTTTGGGTGGATACTCCCATATCTCACGACTCATCCGTTTAATTGCTGTGACTAAATCTAAATCTGTAGTTAGTTTGAAGGCATCCTCCCAAGTGGATTCCACCTGGCCTGCCCACTGTCCGTTCATATTGAATGATGCAGCGAATACATTTAGTGCGTGTCTGAGTCCTGCTTTCGTTGTCATGGTAAAAGTGCTCCCGTGTCAGGACAGAACCTGACCTCGCTAGTGGTTGGGTGTTGTTGCATCGACTCTAGTTTGGCCTGTTGAGCCATTGCGTAATTGTCGACCCTTCGGCTTGCATTGAGAACCGTTGCAGGGTCTAGCATGCCCTTGTCTCTAAGATACTTGGCTCTGTAGTGGTTCGATGTCCACTGCCACTCAAGTATATCCATCGCTTCTTTTACAAACTGTTTGCTGACGCAGGCACATATCACACCTACATTCTTTTCGGAGATAATGGTTGGGTACGACCCAAAGTGGTTTTGGTGTAACGTGAACCAGTATTCAAGTAGTGCGATACACTCGCTGTGGTTGGTTAGATATGTAACCAGTGATGGTGCAGTTGACGGGTCTATTGAGACCGTTTCCTCTAGTACCTGAATTGTCATTGATACAACACCACCACCACTATCTCTTTGAGACTGTGTAAGTTGATGTGGCTGTGGCTGCGCTCCAGTGCCAGGTGCCATCATTGCCATAATCTGACTGAATCCCTCAGACACGATGAATCGTTCACCGACTTTACTGATTACTACTGTGGCTTGACCCTTTGGCCAAGCACTATCAATCTCCCGTATATACACAGGAGTCTTGTCGAGTTTCGTTAGAATCATGCTCTTGCCCCCACTAGAATATCTACAGTTTGTACCAGTTGAATGCTGATTGCTTCATGTGTAAGCAGTACAATACCCTCTCGGGTTTCCCCTACGGTTTGTACTTTCACTTGTGGTAGACAGTCTATGGTCATGGATGCTGTGCGTTTTGGAGATACCTCCATCGGTGTGACGTACACTGTGATGAATTGGTTGTTAACGTCAACTTCTACCAGTATCTCTTCATGGTCACCAATGAATTTATCTAGCATTCCAGTGTCAGCTGGTTCGAATCCCATCATCCACAGGATTCTCATAATGTGTGATTCTACATCTTGTTGTTGTAGAACTTGTTGTATCAAGTCATTGCTCATGGCAGTCCTCATTGTTGGTTGTTCATACCTGATTGGTATGTATACAGTTTATTGCACTGAAACCATAGTGTCAATAGTAAATAAAGAAAAAAGCCTAATTAATTTGGAACATTTTTACACCAACAACACCACTATCCAGAATCTCTCGAGACTATATACATGTTCTGTTTGTCTTACATTTTCATTAGTGGTGGTGGTTGTATAAGGGGAAAATATCTCGCCCTATATATATACTAATAGAATTACTATTATAGCAAGAATCATGCCAAACTTGAACAGCGACAAAATTCTACCTGGCTCCAGTGCCGTTTGCGCTCCAGTGCCACGTGCGCACCTGGGCGCGCGCGCGCACCTGGGCGCGTGCGCGCGCGTGTGTGCGCGTGTGTGTGCGCGTGTGTGTGTGCGTGTGTGTGTGCGTGTGTGTGTGCGCGTGTGTGTGCGCGTGTGTGTGCGCGTGTGTGTGTGAGCGTGTATTTAGGATGCAAAAAATAATTCTTTTTTGATTCTTTTTTGTTCTTTTACTTGAAACTATAGTTTCAATGATGTATATTGTATATATCCACAACGGATAACAACTAATTCACAATAGGAAGTATCATGTATACAAATATCACATATACACAGAAAAATGATGGTCGCTATGAAGTGACCTTTACACAACACAACACAACCGGATTGATGGGAATTACAAAGTGGTCTATTTACTTTGATACCTTAGTAGAGTTAAAGCATCGCTATCCAACTGCACAACCACAACAAAAATAACCACAACAACCAATCAACAATGAGGACATAACCATGTCAAAATTAACCAAAAAACAGAAACGTCAAATCACACTGCAAACAGTACAACAATATATCATTACAGACAACATACAGACTTTTAGACGGTCTATGATTGATACTAAGGTATCAAATATCCGTTTTGACTGGGATAATATGCCACAGTCACAATTAGATCACTTGTATGATATCTATGATGAAGGAGAAAGTTGGGATTCTCTAATGTATACCACTACACAACGTGAGGTCAATGGAAAATTAAAGACTTTTAAGAATAGACGTTCAATTCTATCCAAATCTGTTAAGTTTGCTAAAACACACAAAAATATCGGTGTTACTGGTATGTACCTTGCACCTTCTACTACGATAAAAGGCCTTAACACTTGTAAATTTGCCGGTAAATGCGCTAAAGGCTGTATTGCTTATACTGGTAATATGAAATTCAACGGTTTGACCTTTTCTAACCGTTTAAAGGCCTTGTTCTTTCATACTGAACGATATCTAATCGAAATGTTAGCCGACTTAGTAGAACTAACAGAAAAGTTAGAAGACGATAAGAAAGTTATGGTACGTCTAAACGGAACGTCCGATATAAACTTTACTATGGTCTTAGATATGCAAGCCTTCATAACAGACTACCCAAATATATTGGGATTCTATGACTATACTAAGAGACCCGTTAATCTTGAACTGGACGGTATCTATCATCTGACCTATTCATGGTCAGAAACTAGCAAAATAAGACAGGCTAAACAGTTTAATAGGATAGCGGTAGTCGTATCCCCAAAAGACGTTGAATGGTTGCAAAATGACCCTTTAATAGGTCATCTATGGTCCGATGGTGACAAACATGATCTAAGGGCCTTAGATGATACTAAATTAGTTTATCTAAAGGCTAAAGTTGCATTGTCCTTAACCGATCCCGATATCGGTATAGATGATGACTTTATACAAACACGTGAACAATTGCATATGTTAACCGTGTGCATGCATCCAGAGCAATTCCCTTTTAATCGTGACTATGTAATTAATGAATGTATCCGACTTGGCTTTTATCATATGGTTGACGGTCTTAAGTTCTATACTTGGGACAAAGAGACTTGTTTAACTCATATTGATATGACTAAACGTTTAAACACTGAAGAGGAGTTTAGCGAATTAGAATATAACTATCTTAAAACTCTTGTAACCGGCTTGTTTTTGGAGGTTACATGTTAAGTAGTAGTAGATACTATGTATTGATTGTATCGCTATTAATCGCTTCTATAGTCATGACTATGGTATTGATTAAACTAGCCCTCATATACTGGGGGCTAGTGTGAAACAAGTGTATTTTTGGCTATTCATATTTATTCTATTCAACAGCTGTAAGTGTTAAGGAGTGTACGTAATGACAGTTGATATATTTATGATTGTAGTGAATGATAGAGATGATTATCTAGCTACACAAATAGAATTGTTCTTAAATTGGTTCGAAGCTTGGACACGTTTTAATGAATTGCTTGTTGAATATGGTATGTTAGATAAATTCAATCAAGATAATATGCATGTTAATGAAGTGACAAATATCTTAAACCATCATGTTTGTAATGGAGATATTTCTATCAGCTTGGATGCTAAAAGAATTTCAATTACATAGATATACAATAGTCAATATCTAATCGACTTTAAACCCTTGACAGTATCGTCAGGGGTTTTTTGTTGCGTGTGCATCAATCCACCTGGATTTTTTTGACACAATTCGTATGTTGCAAACACAGCAAAATGACACAACTGCAATATATGCAAAGACAGCAAAAATATATTGCAATTGCAACACCACCAACACTATCATGATATGCTACTATTACAGCATAGGTTACAAATTGTTGTAATTGCAGCACTCCGAACCATCTATAACTCATAAAGAAAGGGGTACTAATGAAAGGTACTAAAACCGGTAGGCTAGAAGCCCCAAAAACTCTAATATCTAGAAGTATTCGGAATAGGAATATAAACGGGTTACTCTGGGCTTTTATCACCTTAGCACATGAGGAAATAAAGACCACGGGCCAGATTGAGACCTTTTCAGGGTCCGATATACGGGACTTCGTAAAGTTATTGCATGCTAGAGAGATTGAGAGCAAACTACAGGATGATGCATCGACAGCAATGTCAACGCGGCAATTGCAGCAATGGATTGATGCAAGTACAGCATCTGACACAAAAGCAGCAAAGGCCATCAATGTTACAAAAGCAGCAAAAGGAAAATGACACAATTGCAGCATCCCTCATTGGCGGGGTCCTCATGTTGCATTGTCAGCATCCGAGGGGCCACGATGTTGCAAGCGCAGCACCCAAGGCCACGGGTCCCTCATGTTGCACTTTCAGCAATATCTAGGCAGGGTTGAGGGAGGGTTATTCGGATGGTAACTAAATACAAGAATCGAATTGCTGTTAAGGTAGCAATATCCAGTGTAGGGATCGGTCGGGTTGCTACGTTCACAGCACGAATCCCTTCGTGCTATAGTAGCATTACCCGACAAGATACCGGAACGATATTGCGTTTACAGCATCTTGGTTTTTGATATTGCATATACAGCAAAGTGAAGTAACCGATATGTAACCGTATGGTTATGTATCGAGTTATGAGAACGACATAAACACAGGATACAACTAGATGATAGAACAAGTACACACAATCTTTTCAGACCCTTTTCAGTTTATCAGTAGATTAAATATCGTAGATAAGAATGGTAGAGTCGTACCCCTTAGACTCAATGCTGAACAGATAGACATTATCAACGGTTTACAAGAAGGGGATGATACTCTAATCCTTAAACCTCGACAGATAGGCAGTAGCACGGTTGTATGTGCATATATGTTTTGGAAGGCCTATACAGCAACAACACCACTAACCTGTGTAATACTCTCATATAAGATTGCATCTAGTAAACACCTATTGCATATCCACAAACGTTTTTATCAGTATCTACCAGAGGTATTGAAACGGCCATTAAACGTTGACAATACAACAGAGTTAGCATTCAAGGGAGGGGGTAGGATTGTAGCCGCTGCAGCAACACAGGCCGGTGGATTGCGTTCATATACTTGTTCTATGCTACATATATCCGAGTATGCTTTTGCTGAGAATCCAGAGGAACTAAAGGCCACTGCTATTAGTGCATTGAATGACGGACAGTTAGTGATTGAGTCTACAGCGAACTATTACAATGATGCATTATGGAAGGAGATACACAAGTATCATACAGGTGAAGCGCATTGGAAGTATCTGTTTTTCCCTTGGTATATGCACAGTGAATACAGTATGGAAGATATAGGACTTGAGTTAACCGATGAGGAGACTAAACTACAGTATCAATATGGTTTAACCCTTGGACAGATAGCATGGAGACGTGAAAAGATTAGTAAGTTAGGATGGGAGAAGTTTGTACGTGAATATCCCTTGACACTAGATGAAGCATATAGGATTAGTGGGAATACATACTTTACAGCACAAGACTTTGAACATGTGAATGTAGTACAGGTACAGCCTACAGAGTGGACAACGTTTGAGAATCCTAATCCAGATGATTCGTATGCGGTGGGTGTAGATGTTAGTGGTGGTGTTGGTAGAGATTATGCTGTAGTCTTTTGTGTATCTAGGATGACACTGCAACCGGTGTGTATTTATCGTAGTAATACTGTGAGTCCTGTACAGTTGGCTGATTACATTTACGATATGAGTGTTACATACAACAATGCATTGGTATTGGTAGAGAGTAACAACTATGGTTTAGCAACGATACAAGAGTTAAAGCACCAGGGGTTTCATCGGTTTTGGTTAGACCCACATACAGGTAAAGACTTCTTAACGACTGGTAGGACCAAGCCATTGGTGTTTGAGAACTTGAAGAAGGGTATACAGACTGGTAGTATCCACATGATTGACAATATTACTGTAACTGAGTTGCGTAGTATTACGGTAGATGAGAAGGGTATCTTGCGGTTTGGTGATGATATGGATACTCACTGTGATAGTGCTATGGCGATGTCATTGGCCTATTGGTGTTTGAATAGTGTTAAGTTAAAACAGAGTGCATATTTGCCGGATTGGATTATTGCACAGAAGGCAGATAGGGTACAACAGGCAGGTGGTGTAAGTCCACAGTTGCATCGGAGATATTAATGAAGGTATTGGTTGCTTGTGAAGAGAGTCAAACAGTTACCAAGGCATTTCGTAGACTTGGTATTGAAGCATACAGTTGTGATATTCAAGAGTGTTCTGGTGGTCATCCAGAGTTGCATATTCAGGGGGATGCATTAGAGCAGGCATACAGTGGTAAGTATGACTTGATGATAGCGCATCCCCCTTGTAGGTATCTTAGTAAAGCAGGAGCCAGGTGGATGAAGCCCAAGGGTGGCATGGTGTGTCAGGTTCGGTTTGCATTGGCTATGCAAGCCAAAGACTTCTTTATGAAACTGTTGGATGCTCCGATACCCTATGTAGCGGTGGAGAACCCAATACCTTTAAAAATATGTGGGTTACCCAAGTGTACACAGATAGTGCATCCGTATCAGTATGGTGACCCGTATTCGAAGACAACGTTGCTTTGGTTAAAGAACCTTCCTGAGTTACAGCCAACTAACGTAGTTGAGCCTATTGGTTCCTGGACAGAGTTGAATCGTAAGGTGTCAAAACGTTCAAAAACTTTTGATGGCATTGCAGATGCAATGGCTAGTCAGTGGTCAAGTTTTGTAGGAGACAGTAATGGCATTTTGTCCTGAGTGTGGTGAAACCCCGTGTAAGTGTGGAACTATACCATGTCAGAAGATTGGTGATTTAGAATTAGTAACACTTCAATACATGGTAGAAGGTAAAGTATTTAGTATAGTTGTACCGTTTGATTTGGTTCGTCAATATGAAGAGTTGTATAGTAGTATACGGTTAATGGATGCAAACGGAAACATTATTGAGTATAGTAGTGTACAGAATAGTGGTGTTGGTGGTAAGGAGTAGTTATGGCCCGTACTAATAAAGAAGTTGTACATTTGATTCGTACAGTGTTGGATGAGCATAATGATTTCTATGACCAACAACGTGCGGAACTGAAACGATATCGGGATGTATATGAGAACAGATTTTGGCAGTCAGAGTACATGGATGACACAATGGTCAGAGTTGAGACTGCTGACTGTTTTGGTTACGTTGAAGGTTTTATTGCTAGTTTGTTTAGCCGGAACCCTGCAGTTGTGGTGGCCAAAGATACTTCTATAATCGAAGGCAATGCATTAATGGCCCAAGAGGTTGTGAATAGATTCTTGTTTGATAAGCGAGAACAGTTAGAGATTGCTAGTAGACTCGCCTTGATTTATCCTTCATCGTTCCTCAAACTATCTCCCACAAATAGCACGGATATGCTTGAAAAGGTATCTATCCGTGCTATTCCTTGTTGGGAGATTATTCGTGACCTGGATGCCAGTAGTTGGGATGAGCAGCGATATATAGGACATGCGTACTACTTGAGTGTACCGGAAGCCAATGAGAAGTTTGGTAAGAAGAAGTGGACTGCTATACCTAAGGTGGATTACTTTACACCACAAGAGAAGTACACTGGAGTTAGTGAGGACCTACCGGATGATTACTTGTACATCCAGGTAGTAGAGTTCTACGATATGGCCTATGACATGTTGTACTTCTGGACCCCGAATCATGGTGATGGGGAGTCATTGTTGGAAAAGTCACAGATACCCATCCGTACCTATGATGACAAGCCATTGAGTCCTATCTGTCCGTTGTACTATGCACGTAGACCAGAGAAGCCTATGTTGGGGATGAGTGCTGTTAGTCGTGTGTATGACCAGTTCTATGAAAAGAACATTCTGCGTACATACTGGGCTAACTCAGTACGTCGAGATTCTCGGCAGTATCTATACAAGGAAGGGTCATTGGATGAAGAAGCATTGGCAAAGATTACTGCCGGCATTGATGGGGCTATGATACCTGTTGATGAACCTGTCCTCGATGGTATCATCCGTGCTGTAGGTGTAGAACCGTTGAGTGGTAACTTTGACCGATACTTGAACTACATTGAGCAAGACATTAACCGTGGTAGCATCTTGGCCCCATTCAGTCGGGGGGAAGCGACTAAGGCCACAGCAACTGAGGTTACTGCACTTGCTCAATATTCTGCTAGTGAGATTGGTAAGTTGGCCCGTGAACGTGACAATGCTATTGAAAGACTTGCTTTGGTGTATCTGCGTACTATTAGTTTGTTGGCTGAAGATGATGAACAGGCTGTGATTGAGGTCAGCAATTTGCCCAAGGTGATCACCGTACAGGACTTGGATGCTAAGTTCCGTATTGTTGCGCTTGACCAGTCGAGTACACCTTTGTCTGAAGCATTGAAACGTAGTAACCTGGTACAGTTGCTGCCAGTCCTTACACAGTTGGGTGTAGCCCCAGATAAGATTAAAGAAGAGATTGTACGTCTTTATGATTTACCAGAGTCCTTTATGGAAACACCACCACCACTACCTCAACAACCAGGGGCCGGAATGGGTGGCGCACCAGAGGAAACAGCCATGAATACTTTACCAGGTGACATTGGAGCACAAGGTGAAGTGCCAACACAGCAACTTGCACAGATGCTTGGTGGAGGAATCTAATGCCACGGTACACTTACGGTTGTAGATTGTGCGACCTTGAACACACTATGATAGTTAAGTTTACTGACCCAGACCCACAGGTTTGCGGTATGGACACACCCAATAGTGGTTGTGGTGGTGAGTTATATAGACTTCTGCGTGCGCCTAGGGCGCATAGTAGTTGGAATACTACTGGTCGATATGGGGTCAACGGGTACTTTAGCAAGGCCCTTGGCAGACATGTAGAGTCTCCACAAAAAGAACAAAAGATTATGGAGTCCAGAGGGTTTGTTTGTGAAGCGGACTTGCCCAAAGACCGATGGGATAGTGCTGTAGAGACTCAAAAGAAACGTGTGGCCGAGCAAGATAAAAACATAGAAACCTACACAGAAGCCTTGAAAAGTGGTAAAACAAAAGAGGAAGCCGTTTGTGCTGCATTTACAGCAAGTGATGCAGTTAGCGGTAAACTAGATGAAACATGGGGTAAGAAATGAAAGAAGAAATGATGAACCAAGGCCAACCTTCAATGGAAATGGAGATTGAGATTCAAGGTGCGGAACAAGAAGATGAGTCTATGTTTGGTGAAATGGCTCCTAAGGGTCGATTCACTGCCAAAGCATTGAACAACCTGGTAAAAGCAACCAATCGTTTGCTGCCATTGTTTGATCAAACACCTGATTACCCTGCTTTTGATCAGGACATTACTGAATTCCCGACAGATTTTGTCCGTGTATTGGCCATGTTTGAAGGTGCAGTTAGTGGTGCTATTGAAGAAGACTTGATTGATGACGAGTTGGACTTTGACATGGGTGACATTACTGGCGATGAAAACGTCAACATGTTGGCCGGTAAGTTAAACCGTTTAGTGAATGACCGTTCATTTAAGAAATATCTGAAAGGCATGTCAGATGATCAAGGTGAAGTCACAGAGGATGAAGAACCTGAATCTGAGCAAGGCATGGAAGATAAAGACGTAGATGCTTTATTCATGGAGCGCATGTAATGCCTATACGTAAGACCAAAGGTGGATACAAGATTAATAACGTGAAAGGTAAGTCGCCAACCAAAGCGGCAGCCAAGAAGCGATTAAAGGCTGTAAAAACAAGTCAGGCTGCTAAGAAAAAAGGCTGTTCCTGTCACAAACCCAAACGGAGATAATATGCAAGACACTACCTCTACTGAGACTGTTGAAGCACCAGAAACCACAGAAGCAGTTGAAACAGCAGAGTCTACCGAAACAGTAGACCCAACTGCTGAAACTGTATCTATGACACTTGAAGAACTGCTGTCGATTGATGACCTTATGGACATTGATGAAGAACAGTTTGAAGAGTTCACAGAAGAAGCAAACCACAAAGGCATGAAGCCACTACATGAGTGGATGCAACATATTCCAGAGGATGTGCGCAAACACGTTGCCAACATCCGTTCATCGTATACACGTAAGACACAAGAACTTGCTCAGATGCGTAAAGACCTGGAAGAACAACGACAAGCATTAATGGCCCAAGAAGAAATGGCTGTTAACAATCCGTACTTGAAGCAGGCTGAAGAAGTATTGTCTAATGAAGAAGAGTACGACTTGTACACTCCAGAAGGCATGCAGGCAGAAATTAAACGTCAAGCCGCACAGATGCTCCAGGAAATGATGAAACCTGCACAACAAGAAATGCAGATGAAACAACGTAAGATGCAACTAGAGCAGTTTAAAAGCGACAATCCAGAGTTAATGGA